GTGAAGCTGGTGATTATGCCGGTTTTGACCATACGCATTCCGTCAAGACTCTTCTCGTCGCTGCAAAAGTTTTCCGGCTTTTGTATTCAGAGATTCCTGAATCAGAAAGCCGGGCAATGGACAGCATTTTCAACGCTGTAATACACCCCTCGCTCATTTTTGGAGGGACTGTTGAGAAGCGTGATGGCACTCTTGTCTCTGGATTCCTTGGCACCACGACTTGGAACTGTATTATCAACATGGCTTTGTTCAGGTACGCCTGGATCAGGGCTAATGATATGGATGTTTCTTGTCTTGGTCACTACGATGAGTTTATCAAGTCCTTCTTCTGCGGAGATGACAACATTTACTCCGTAGACAGGTCATTCAAGGACGTGTTTACCCCCCAGTTTTTGGCTGGTGTCTTTTCCCGACTTAATTACGTTTACACCTCTGCTGACAAAACCGCTCCCAAAGACCACCTTACTCCTTTCTACAACCACACCATGTTGAAACGTGGGTTCAGGTTTGAGAAGGAAATTGGGAAGTGGGTTGGTCCACTAGATCTCAATGGTTCCATTGAAATCTGTATGTGGTCCAAATCTGGTAACATGACCGATATGATTGGCGCGTCAAACTGTGAGAACACTCTTGATGAGTTGTCTCTTCACGGTGAAGAGGTGTTCAATCATTGGTTACCAAAGATCGTTGCCCATGGACGCGGTGTCTGGACTCCTGAGACCACTGATTGGAGAACCAGATTCATGACTGTGTCCAAATCTGACTTCACTGTCCAGTAAAGTGGAGCACGTCCGAAGACGGTATAAACTACGACCGTTTGAACAACGGTGTGAAGTGGAAGTCTGTGGGTCTCCCTTGAGAAAGGAGACAAGTTCAACCACCTCAAAAATAAAAACAAAAATATGACATCACAACAAAATCAAATAAATCCTGTCTCGTCATCAGAGGGCGAGACCTCAAAAATAGCGACTACGATCTTTTCAGATGACGCCGCCGGCATTACAGTATCGCCGTCCGTTTTCTCAAATGATCCCTTGTTTGAAAACATAAACTTTGATGGAGTCCATGATCTCAAGAATCTTGTTGAACGTCCAGTCCGCCTTCAAGCGGGCAATTTCACTACAAGTGATTCGGGAGGTTGTACAATGCCGACCCATTCCAAGCTCTGCTCAATGTCTGGTCGACCAAATTAGACCGGGCACAGATCATAAGAGCAGACATAGAAGTCACTCTTCAGGTGAATGCAATGAGATTCCAAGCAGGCAGGTACATTGTTGCCTTCTTGCCGTCTTTTGGTCATGCGACTAATACCACCAATTTCTCAGCATATGACAGAATGCATGCCTCAATTTTGGGACAGATCATTCAGTTGCCTCACGTTGAGATTGACCTAGCTTATGAGACCCC